CACGAAAATAATTTACAAATATTGACCGCAATTGAAAACCGTAAAAAGTATAATAAAATCCTATGAGTAATAGTATGTGGAAAGATGTTCGTCAAATGTCTCCTCAAGAAATTAAGGAGGAATTAGAAGCACTTAAAAAAGTGAGAGAACTATCCAATCAAGTAAATGTAGATAAACTTCTTAATCAAGAGTTGGATTTAGAACCTTTGCGAAAAGTCAATTTGACTATGACTGCAAACGGAGCACTTTATCATAGAGTAAATGGATTTCTCCCTGAATTGATGGAGAAGATGTACAACGAACGTGTTATCTTCAAAAAGAAGATGATCGAAGCAAAGAAAAAGTATGAAAAAACCCCCACCAAAGATCTAGAGAAAGAAATTTCTAGATGTAATAATATCCAAATGGCAAAGAAAATTTCACTTAACTCTGCTTATGGTGCCATCGGAAATCAATACTTTCGTTATTACAAACTTGAGAATGCGGAGGCTATTACTCTTAGTGGGCAAGTTGCTATCCGATGGATCGAAGGAAAAATGAATACTTATCTTAATAAAATTCTTAAGACTGAGGATGTGGATTATGTTATTGCTTCGGACACCGATTCTATTTACCTGAACATGGGTCCTCTGGTTGAACGTGTATTTGAAGGAAGAGAGAAAACCACTGAAGGTATTGTTTCATTCCTTGATAAGGTTTGTCAGATGGAACTTGAAAAGTATATTGAAAGTTCTTACCAAGAATTATCTGATTATGTAAATGCATATGATCAGAAGATGTTTATGAAACGTGAGAATATTGCTGATCGTGGCATCTGGACTGCAAAGAAACGGTATATTCTTAACGTGTGGGATAGTGAGGGTGTTCGATACTCTGAACCTAAACTAAAAATTATGGGTATTGAGGCAGTTAAATCATCAACTCCTGCACCATGTCGGAAGATGATTAAGGATGCACTTAAACTTATGATGAATGGAACTGAAGATGATGTAATTGACTTCATTGAAAAAAGTAGAAGTGATTTTAAAAAACTTCCTCCAGAACAAATTTCATTTCCACGTTCTGCTTCCGATGTGAATAAGTATAAGTCTAATTCTTCAATTTATGAAAAGGGAACTCCAATACACGTTCGGGGAGCACTTTTGTTTAATCATTATATTAAGGAGAAAAAATTAACAAATAAGTATTCTTTAATTCAAAATGGAGAAAAGATTAAGTTCTGCTATCTCAAAAAACCAAATTCTATTCACGAGAATGTAATTTCATACATTCAAGATTTTCCAAGAGAACTTGATATTGACAAATACATAGATTACGATTTACAATTTGAGAAAGCATTTCTAGAACCTATGAAAGTCATTCTTGATTCTATTGGATGGAGTGTAGAAAAAACTGTAAACCTTGATTCATTTTTTAACTGATGGACTTTTTAAAAGATATTGTAAAAGAGATTGGTGATGACTACACTCAACTCGCATCTGATATTGACGAAAGTGAAACTTATGTTGACACAGGTTCGTACATTTTTAATGCACTGGTTTCAGGTAGCATATTTGGTGGTGTATCTGGGAATAAGATTACTGCTATTGCTGGAGAGTCTTCTACTGGAAAGACTTTCTTTTCTCTCGCTGTGGTTAAGAATTTTCTTGATACTAACCCCGATGGTTATTGTCTCTACTTTGATACTGAGGCCGCTATTAATAAATCCTTACTTGAGTCTAGGGGTATTGACCTAAATCGTTTGGTTGTTGTTAATGTTGTTACTATTGAAGAGTTTCGTAGTAAAGCACTTAAGGCAGTGGATATATACTTAAAAAAACCTGAAGAAGAACGCAAACCCTGTATGTTTGTGCTAGACTCTCTTGGTATGCTCTCCACTGAAAAGGAGATTACTGACGCACTCAACGACAAACAAGTTCGTGACATGACCAAATCACAATTGGTCAAAGGTGCCTTTAGAATGCTCACACTCAAATTAGGACAAGCAAATGTTCCGCTCATTGTCACGAATCACACATATGATGTCATCGGAGCTTACGTACCAACGAAAGAAATGGGAGGAGGTTCTGGACTCAAATACGCAGCAAGTACGATCATTTATCTCAGCAAAAAGAAAGAAAAAGATGGAACAGAAGTGGTCGGCAATCTTATCAAAGCTAAGACTGCTAAGTCGCGTTTAAGTAAGGAGAACAAAGATGTTACGATACGTCTGTATTACGATGAGCGTGGTCTTGATCGTTATTATGGTCTTCTTGAACTCGGTGAAATCGGCGGTCTCTGGAAGAACGTCGCAGGACGTTACGAAATCGATGGCAAAAAAATCTATGCCAAGCAAATTCTCAAAGAACCAGAAATTTATTTCACTCCAGAAGTGATGGAACAGTTGGATCAAATTGCACGAAAGGAATTTAGTTATGGAGAAAGTTGAGTTTCTAATTCTTAGAAACCTATTACACAATGAAGAATATAATCGTAAAGTAATACCATTTCTAAAACCTGAATACTTTGAAGACACTAACCAAAAAATTGTCTTTGAAGAAATACTGTCCTTTATTCAAAAGTACAATCAACCAGCAACTAAAGAAGTTCTATGTATTGAAGTAGAGAAACGTAAAGATATTAATGACACTTCGTTCAAGGAAATTGTCAACCTTATTGATAATTTGGATGATGTTCCCGTTGAATTGAAGTGGTTGATTGATACAACTGAAAAGTGGTGTCGTGATCGTGCAATTTATCTTGCACTTATGGAATCAATTCTCATTGCTGATGGTAAAGATGAAAAGAAGAATAGGGATAGTATTCCTTCTATTCTTTCTGATGCTCTTTCCGTAAGTTTTGATAATCACATTGGACACGACTATCTTGAAGATTATGAAGCACGATATGAGTCTTATCATAAAAAGGAGGATAAAATTGAATTTGATCTTGAATACTTTAATAAAATCACGAAAGGCGGTCTCCCTAACAAAACTCTTAATATCGCTCTTGCTGGTACGGGCGTCGGGAAGTCTCTATTCATGTGCCATGTGGCTAGCTCCGTCTTGCTCCAAGGGAGGAACGTTCTGTACATTACAATGGAAATGGCAGAAGAACGCATTGCTGAAAGAATTGATGCCAACCTCTTGAATGTTCCTATTCAAGATATTGTAGAACTTCCAAAGCAGATGTTTGAAACTAAGGTAACTAACCTTGCGAAGAAAACTCAGGGGACTCTTATAATTAAGGAGTATCCAACTGCGAGTGCTCATAGTGGACACTTTAAGTCACTTCTTAATGAACTTGCACTTAAGAAGTCATTTAGACCTGATATTATTTTCATTGATTACCTTAATATTTGTGCTTCCTCTAGGTATCGCGGAAACAGCACTGTCAATTCATATTCGTATATTAAAGCAATTGCTGAAGAGCTTAGAGGGTTGGCTGTTGAAGCAAACGTCCCTATCGTTTCTGCCACGCAGACCACTCGTTCTGGTTATGGTAGCAGTGATGTTGAACTCACTGATACTAGTGAGTCCTTTGGTTTGCCTGCTACTGCTGATCTTATGTTTGCCCTTATTAGTACTGAAGAGTTGGAAGACTTGGGACAAATACTTGTAAAACAACTGAAGAATCGTTATAATGATCCAACCATTCATAAGAGATTTGTGATTGGTATTGATAGAGCTAAGATGCGTCTTTATGACTGCGAACAGTCTGCTCAGAATGATATCCTTGACAATAAACAAGAAGAGGAGTATGATTTTGAGGAAAGAAAACCAAAGAAATCATTTGAGGGATTTAAGTTTTGACCTACTATTCGGTATTTGACAAGAATGGTAAAAAAATTGCCGATTGTGCAAGTATCCAAGATGCTATTATGCTTGTTGAAATGGATTCCACCAGAACCTATCGTCAGGCTAAACATCTAAATCCCGAGACAGTTAATGTTCCTCATGTAAGGTTGGATGATGATTTTCAACTTCCAGCACAGCAAATTTTACCTCAATCTGAATTAGAACCTTTTATTGTATGACTATTGATCTTAACAAGTATGTCGAGTTCGTTAACACGACTACCTCTCAACCGAGTAAAGAACACACCCCGTTCATCGATCGTCTCATGGAACTTCATGAGAATAAATTTCCTACCGAGCGATTGCTTACTGCTGCTGTAGGTATGTCTGCTGAGGCAGGTGAGTTTACCGAGATTGTCAAGAAGATTGTCTTTCAAGGCAAACCAGTGACTGAAGAAAATCTCTTTCACCTGAAACGAGAACTTGGTGATATTATGTGGTATGTTTCTCAAGCCTGCATTGGACTTGATATTTCTATCGAAGAAGTAATTCAAATGAACTTTGAGAAACTGAGTGCTCGTTATCCTGAAGGTGCATTTAGTATCGAACGATCTGAAAACCGTGTGGAGGGAGACCTGTGATCCAATTTGATGATATGGAACTTATGCAACTTCAGTTTTGTATGAGTCAAACCAAAAACCAAATGTCTATGGGTGGAGAAATCCGCCGCCATGCTTCTATCACTCAAAAGATTGAGGAAGAAATGCAACGCCGCAAAGAAGCAACTGGTGCCTATACTCCAGAAGGTGTTATGCGTCAACTTGAAGAACAAATTGCTAAACTGGAGGGAGACCTGTGAC